TCCTATGGTGCGGCGCTGAACAAGTACGCGAACGCAATCGCGCAGAGGATGCCCGAAGGGGCCGGGGCGAACGTGACGAACGTCTACCTGAACGACCTTCGAGTGAATGACGACGAGCGAATCCGCGCCGACGTGCTGAATCTGGTAACCGACCTTGGACGATATTCCGCGATGAACAGGGGCTAGCATGGCGATTGCAAATGGGCTTTACGAGATTCGTTCCATGCTGCTTAACTCGATGTGCGTGGACGTATCCGGCGCGTCCGCCGTCAAGGGCGCAAACGTCCTGATCTACTCCAACAACGACGGGAACAACCAGAAGTTCCACCTGACCGAAGAGACTTCCGAGCATTGGTCGATCCAGAGCGCGTCTTCCGGCCTTTACGTCGATGTGGCACGGGGTGCGGCGCAAAACGGCGCGAACGTGCAGCAGTGGACCGACAACGACGCGCGCAACCAGCGCTGGAACGTCGTTGACACGGGCGAGACGGTGAACATCGACGGCGTATCGTGTCCGGTGGTCACCATCGGCTCATACGTCACGGAAGACGGCTCTACGTACATGATGGACGTAGAGCGCGCAATGACGAGCAACAGCACCAACGTTCTAATCTGGTCTGCCAACGGCGGCGATAACCAGAAGTTCGCCCTTCTCCCCACGACCCTGCTTGACCGCTCTATGCCCGTCCAGTCCGGCATCGGCTGGAGCGGAGCAATCGGTAGGAACGACGCGCAGACCGTCTACCCGTCCGCTTCGACGCTCTACCCGTGCTGGTACTTCACGGACGCATGGCAGGGGCTGCAAGACCACGGCTTCGAGATCAGCTACCGAACGCGCCTGATTGACAACGGCACCGCGCAGAACGGCACCTGGACGGTATGGACCGCATGGACGGCCGCGCCCGTCACGCTCTACGGACAGACGGCATGGCTCACGGCTGGACTCCACGCTTCGTTCGACGTTTCGTCGTACAAGGCCATGGAGTACAACTTGCGCGTTCGCGCCACTGGCACCGTTGGCGGTAACACCGTCCACTCTTCGGCAATCACGATGCTTCTTCGTTCCGTGTTCGCCCCGACAATCGCGGCGGATTCGGCGAAGCTGGAGCCGGGGGCGATTTCGCTCGAAATGCTCACCGACTACGAGGGCGGGACGAATGCGGTAAACATAACCAGCATCAAGGCTGGTGGCGTCGAGTACCTAGCGAAGCCGCTCATGTCGTATGGCTACGGTCCGTCCTTCACCGCCGAAGTCACTATCGGCAACCTGAAGGCAATCCCGCCGTTCGGGACGCTGGATGTGTCCTACGAAGTCGGCACGGACCAGTATCCCGCGACGGGAGTCCGAACGACCTCTTCCGTGCCGTTCGCGTCCGCACCAAGCGCGACGATAGCCGTTTCGCCGACTCTCACCTTCAATGACGATGGGACGGCAACGCTCACCGTCACGGCAGGGGACGTCCGTTCCGCATGGCTGGTCGCTGGTGGCGAGACGGTGACGCTGGAGCAGACTTCCCAGACTACGTTTGTACTCCCCTATCCGTTCGGCGTTTCTTGCGACTGGTTCGTATCAGTCTCGAATTCGTCCGGTACTGCGTGGGGCTACGCTTCAGGCACAATCGCCGCCGACGATTCGCGCAAGGTCCGCGCATGTCATGCATGGAACTGGGACGGCGGCTTCTTCATGCTCCAGGTGACGGACGGGTTCATGCAGACCAGCCGCACCGTCAAGGCCAACGCATCGACCTACCTGCTCAACAACCGCGAGTGGGAGTCGATGAAGTTCAGCGACACTCTTTCGGGCGAGTTCAGCGCGGAAGGCGTTCTGAAGGACGGACTGACCGAATCTGACAAGGCCGCGCTGATGCTCCTTGCGAGGGCGCACCACGTGACCTACCGCGCGCCTTCCGGGGAGGTCGCGTTCGTCGGCATCACTGACGTTCAGTACACGACGCGGCGCGGCCTTACGTTCGTTAGCGTCTCGATGCAGCAGGTGAGCCGATAATGGCCGCCCTGCTGGATTGGCGCGACACGACGCGCACGGACAAGATAATCTTCCAGATGGTCAACCCGTCGAACATCGACGCGATCATGGGCGAGTTGGAGGGCGTGGAACTCAACGGCGCTACGCTCTCTGCCGGCTATTACACCGACACCCGCACCAGCGGCAAGATTCACGTAGTCGGCGAGGGTTGGAAGCGCGGCTCTTTCGTCCGCGTAATCCACCAGGTGCCGGAGTGGAACTACAGTCGCGAGTTGGGGACGTACCTAGTCACGAACGACGATCGTTCCCGCGAGTTGGGGACGTGGGGCTATGACCTGACGCTCCAATCGCTGCTGTTCGGCCTTTCCACCGACAAGCTGGTTCGCCCGTGGGTTATCGCCAACAACGCAATGATGCTGAAGGCGGCGGCACAATGCCTTGACGCTCCCGGCTACAGGTACAACTTCGCGGGAGCGGCGGACTACCGCTTCAAGGGCGCGCGCGTCATGGAGACTGGGACCGACCGACTGTCCATCATGTACGCGCTCTCGAAGCTGGGGAACAACCGGATAGACATCGACGGACACGGGCGCGTTACCATGTCGAAGTACCTCGCACCTTCCGCGAAGGTTCCCGTATTCCGAATCGACCTGAACGACCCGCGCGGCGTCGCTATCGACGGGCTTTCCGGCTCAACGGACTTTCTGGAGATTCCGAACGTCGTTGGTGTCTGCTACAAGCACAACACAACGCGCAACGGGAAGAGCGTCCAGCAGGAGATAAACGCTTCGGCGCAGGTGTCCAGTTCGTCACCGCACGCCCACGGGCAGCGCGGATACACCGTGACGGACTTCCGCGAGTTGTCGGAAATGTCACCAGCGACGGCGGCGCGCGCGCAGCAGTTGGCGCAGCAGTACCTAGCGAACGACTCCATCGAACACGTCGAATGGCAGCTAACCACCATCTACCTTCCGATTTGGGAGGGGGACGTGGTGGATCTGGTCATTCATGACGGCGAGAAGGCTTATCAGGGCGTGCGGCGGTGTCTTGTGAAGAACGTCGAGTTGAAGCTTCAGGACATGACGATGCAGCTGACCCTGAAGGAAGTCACGAGCGGGGATGATGAAGACTGATGGACATTTTCAACGTTGCGTCCGCCCTCTTCGGCTCTTCGCGCGTCGAAGAGACGGACGGTATATCCAACGCGGTCGATTCGATTTCGGCCGTTGGCGCTACCGACTCCGATTCCGGGAACGTCGGCCTTACCATGGATGCCGACATCACACCAGCGGACGAGACGGACGGTGACGAGACGGTTTTCGAAGTCCCGACCTCCCCTGCCGTCGCTGCTGGTGACGATGTGGTTATGGGCTTGACCGGGAACGGCCCCCTGAAGGTTCCGATCGTGCTTGCCAACCCCGGCTCCGGTGACCGCATGGCCGCCGCCGTGCAGGATGCCCATGACCTCGCAGCGTCGGTCGAGGGCATCGCACAGGAGGCCGCAGCCGAGGTCGAGCAGGTCAGGCAGGACGTGGCCGACTTCCGCGATGATGTTGCCACGACCTACGCGACCAAGGTCGAGCGCGAGGACGGCGACGATGCCGTCAAGACGTGGGTCACGACCAACTACACCAACAGCAACGACCTCGCCACCACCTACGCCACCAAGACGCTCGTCTCCCAGACCAAGGACGCCATCGAACTCGCGGCAAGCCAGACCTACGAGACGCAGAGCGACGCAGCAGAGACATACGCGACCAAGTCCGCGCTCACGGTCGGGCTAGACGGCATCCGCACCGAGGTAGCCGAGGACTATCAGCCCAAGGGGGACTACGCCACCACCGCGAGCATGAACAGCGCCATCCAGCAGAGCGCGTCGAGCATCGAGAGCAGCGTGGCCGCGACCTACGAGACGAAGAGCGACGCAGCCACCACCTACGCCACCAAGACCGAGGTCCAGCAGACGGCATCCGGTTTGGACACCCGCATCACGACGGCCCAGAGCACGGCTGACGGGGCGGCATCCACGGCATCCACGGCGGCTGGCAACGCTGCCACGGCGCTCTCCACCGCCAACACCGCGAACGGCAACGCGACGGCGGCGCTGGACAAGGTGGACGGGTTGAGGGTCGGCGGTACGAACCTCATCCTCGACAGCGCAAACAGGTCCGCGAGCGGCCTTGGCTCCGAGGCTGGCTCCCGCAAGGAGTACCAGACCATCAACGTGGGGCAGTCGTACATGGACGTTGCGCACGGAACGCAGGTGACCATCTCGTTCGACCTGTACATGACCGTTAACACAGCGAATCCGTCGTTACTTGTGTACAACACGAACAACAAGTGCCCGAAGGCGTTCTCGAATAGCCCAACCGGGACCGGGTCGACTAGCGGGGTGGCGCTGCAATTCGCCGCAGACGCAGGGTCGGTCATCGACAAGCGCGTGAGCGTGACTGGGTACATCAACGACCGGACCTCACCGAGCATGACCACCAACGTGCTTGAGTTCTACTCGGTCTATGGCACAAGCAACTGGTACTCGATTCACAACCTCAAGCTGGAACTCGGGAACGTCCCCACCGACTGGTCACCCGCCCCCGAGGACATGGCAACCGAAGCCGACCTACAGGCCGAGGTCACCGAGCGGCAGACGCTCATCCGACAGTTCAGCGGCGGCGTGCTTGCGGGCTACGTGGGCAACGCCATCGCGGCGCTGGTCAACGCGGCTGGCTCGTTCGACGTGGTGCGAACGGCGTGGAGCGGTGGCGTGCCGTCGATTCTGGGGACGCTGGCACGCTACGCGGCAAGCGGCATCTCGCTGTTCGACGCGGCTGGCAACACCCTCGCCGAGTTCGCCAGCGACCACGTGCGCATAGGCGGGGACGTGCCGGACGGAACGGGCGTGGAGTCGGCGGTCCAGTTCTTCGACCAGACCGAGACGCACGACACCGACATGACCGCGTCCACCTACTTCGACGGCGGCAGCGGCTACCAGACCATGCAATCGACCGTCAACCTGTCCTCGACGCTCGCCGACGAGGGCAAGGCCATCGACACGGGCAGCAGCGGCACGGCGGCGCTCGACCTCGTGAACATGCTGGAGAACGGCATCAGCGACGCGGGCGATCAGCACAACGAGGTTCACGCGGCGCTCGTGGCCGACGCATCGTACAGCGACGGGGACACGACCAGCCATGCGGCGGTGCGTGCCACGGCGACCACGACGAACGGGAGCCACCTGTCCTATGCCGAGCTGATAGCCGACGCGCTCGGCGTCGGCACCGACGAGGGCGGCATCGACTACGTGGTAATGCGTCAGGTGCTATGCGCCCTGCTCAGGCCGTCCGCGACCTACACCCCGCTGGTCGGCACATGGAACACGGGAACCGCGAACGCATGGGAGACGGCGGGCTTCGGCGTGGTCGTGACCGAGACTGGCAACTTCACCGACTATATCGACGTGACCGAAAAGGTCGTGGGCGAGTTCACGGCGCTCGTGGGATGCACCGTGCGCGTCTCGGCGTGCGTGACGTGGGTCGACTCGGTTGCGGGCCGCAGGAGCGTTGGCGCGTTCGTCAACGCGACGCGCAGCGGCAACAGGTTGTCGGGCGGCACCGAGTACAGCAACAGCGGGCTGTTCTACACGGGCAGCAACGCGAAGACCGCGCAGCTTACGCCCGTTGTCCTGCACCTCGCCGCTGGCAACCGCCTGAACATCGGCAAGTACGCCCCGGCGAACGCGGTTCAGAGCAACCAGGCATACAAGATGAACTGGGTGACCATCGAAGTGTTGGCCGTCGATTAAGGAGCAAGCATGAGCAAACCTAAGCACATCGTCATCGAGTTGCAGACGAACGAGGACGGCACCGTTGGCAACCTCGTGTACTCGTTCGACACCGAGAACGAGGCGTGGGCCAAGTTCCACGCAATCATGAGCGCCGCCGCAACCTCGACGCTCCCGTGCCATGCGGCGGTCTACATGCGGAGCGACG